ACCTTGGTCTGCATGTATAACGATAGTCTCTGATGTACCACCATCAGCAGTCAGGAGAATGGCATTAGCCCCATTCAGTCCTGACTTTACATTGATACCACCGACATCAGACAGTAACTGTATGGAAGCAGCACCTTCTGTAGCTGCTGTACCTTGGTCATTGAAGAGGGTCATGGTAGAAGTAGTTCCACCATCCACTGTTATGTTTACAGCGTTGGCTAGGTTAGCCGTACTGCGTATACCCACACCGCCAACATCGGAGAGGATGTTTACAGACTCAGCTCCCTCAGTGACAGAGGTTCCCTGATCTGCATGTATCTTGATAGTTCCAGATGTGCCTGCATTTTCACGGAGATAGATAGATGCAGCTGTATTGTTGGTACTAAGTAAGTCAATGTCTCCCGATGAGGCTATATCGAAATCAGTGACATCAAAGTCAGCAGTACCATTTACATCCAGTGTGGTGGTGACAGCAAGAATGCCACCCACGGTTACGCTAGAGGCAGCTGCATTAGCACCATTGGTGATAGTAATGTAGTCAATGATGGTTCCTGCAGAGGCTTTGTCTGAGCCTATGGCAAACGTATGAGAGTTACCTGCTCCTCCACCAGCATTTATTCTCCAGTAGTCTCCTGCATCATCAGCACCGTCAGCAAAGAAATGTACTGCGGCATCACCAGCTTCAACTGCCCTTACTATTATCTTCTCCGCATCTATATTCTCTACCTGTATAGAGTCCCTGTACTTGATGCGTCTTATAGAACTGCCACCAGAAGATGTGATCTCTACGTCAAGCCTGTTACTGGCATCAGTAGCACTATTAGAAGAGGTAATAGTCCACATGCCAACTGCGGAGCCTGAACCAGTAGTAGTGTCAGCTAATGATGAACCAGATGTTGCAGTGTCAGCAGAGTCACCAGCATAAACCTTTACTGTAGCCCCTGCGATACCAGCACCTGCATCATCATATACATATCCCTTCAGGACAATGTCGTCATATGCCATTAAAGCCCCCTACCCCCTAGCCTAGAATGATCCCTGTACCTGAGAGCCTCTCTCACATAGTAGAAAGGATCATCTTCTAAGCTACTTTCGTCTATGAATATTAATATCATACCAAGTGATGCCAACTGTACACGAGCTAGTATATCTCTTGTAGCAGTTTCAACTCCCATACCGTAGTGATAATAGTTTCCCTGTACATTTATGCCCAGATCAGGTGGGTCTTTAAATACAAAGTCAACTATTGATCCACCCTTCTCCAGTCTTCCTCCCATCAATGGAGACTGATAGGTAAAATCCTCATCAGGAACCTTACCTAGCTGTACAAGTACATTATATGTAATCCATTCAGGCTCTGATCCTTCCCAAGAGGCAGGCATATCCTGAATTGCTTGGGTCGTCACGGCTCTACCAGCAGTATCTGTGACTGTCCCCTCTCGTCATACCCTGTATACTCAAGTCCAGATGCAGAGGCAATATCCACATAGTAGTTTCTTGTACCACCTGCATCATCTCGGAATGTAAACTCAACTAACTGCCTATTCTCTATAGCAGTAATAAGATTACTTCTTAATTCCTGTGGAGTCTTATCCCTGTAGTCATTGGAGAAGTCCACAGTTACCGTATGTCCCCACTTGGGTTCTAGCTTTTTACGATACTCAAAAGTAAGAGAGATCAAATCAGGAGATAACAGCTTGGCTGCATCAGTATCTGCATCTTCCCTGTTAAGAGTTATCTTAAAGCGTATAGCCCTGAATGTAGTACCGTTGAGTACTGAGGCACTATCACCGAAGCTAAACGTCTGTACGCCCTTCACAGCCCCCATGGTGGTCGATGTTACCTCGGTATCTCCTGACTGTATGGACAGAGAATTTTCTGCATGATCTAATTCATATTCTATTGTTAGCTTCTCATTACTGCTAAGATCACTGGCTTCTACCTTGAGCCTGAGTGCCAGCTTATCTACCTCTACCTGCCCTGCATCAAACCAGGGAGTGTAATGCACTGCTGACTTGGCATACTCAAAGTCAGCGAGCTGAGATGGATTAATAATGTCTGAAGCTATCTTCATGTTGTAGATATCATTATCAAATACCCACCATAGCCTGTAATCACCATGTGCATTGCTGACATGGGTATCCAGTATGGGCTTACCTGTATCGTGTGCATACCATTTTGTCTGCCAGCCTATCTCGTTATAGCCATAGATACCGCTTGTTCCTGTATCGGCAGGCATTACAGGAGAGCCATGTCCATGCTGTACGGCACTCCACTGGAAGTTTCCTGTTAATGCAGTAGAGGCAACAACTGGTGCAGTAGTAGCATCAACCATAGCAAGCAGTTCATTATGTGATGCGTCAAGTCTCTTGATAGTACCTCTTGCTTCAGAGGGTAATCCGTCATCCTTATCTGGTCCTACTGTAGTTATGACAGCATTATTAGTACCGTTTATATACTTATATATACCCAGTCCTGCTGGGAAATATACTGAATCTCTCCACTTTCTTGTTCCTATACCGTTAAACGGATGAAATGGAAAGTCCACCTCTGTTTCTACCCACTTTGTATTAGAAGCGTCATGGGCAAATAGTCCTACCTTAGTAGAGGCATAAAGAATAGAGTTCCCAGAAGAATTTCTGGCTGTAAACAGGTCCGTCACATGTCCTACAGGTACTGGCAGTAGCGCATCCGTAGTAGGTGATGCATTAGGTGCAGTCACATGATATAGCTGTCCTGCGTTACTAATGAAATATAGCTTATTGTCCCACCATGCAAGGTACTTGGCTGCATGGGTACTATCATCAGTCATAGCCCCAGACATATTGGTGCTATATGCGTAACCAGTTGTGTAGGCAAAGATAATATATGTAGTGCCGCTAAGATTAACAGTAATAGTATCCGTGGCATTGGCAGGTAATGTATCTGCAACTGACCACACATCTGTAGCTGATACATACTTGAGAACCTTGTTATCACAGGCAGCATATATCGTATCGTCCAACTCACCTATGACAGCAGAAGAAAGACCTGAAATTGCATGTGCCGTGGAAGCGAGAGTACCGTCTGCCCCTGTCTTATTAGCCAGAGGTGGAAGGACAAGATGTCTCTTGTACCTGAGCTGTGCTGTAGACCACCATGTCTTATCTACATCTACAGCTCCTTCCATTCTCTCTATGCCAAGACCACCACGCCAGTCAGCCCATGAGATTACAGATGCACGGGACTGGGAGTCTCTAGATGTATCACCAATGGTTACCTTTGGTGGATAGAGAGAAGCCAGTACTGCCTGTACTGGTCTGGTTGTAGGATAGAAGACATCATTGATAGATACTTCATTTGTCTCTATGACTGTAGCCACTAGGATGCCGTCCTTACGTTAGTAAGGAATGGGAAGGCTCTCTTGTTCTGCTCAGACATACCAAAATAGAATGTTGCCTGTTGTCTTCTTGCATCTGGATCAGTTGCAGGACTTCCAGACTGTGAAGACAGAGCCAAGGCTGTAGCCTTGTTGATTACATAGCCATCATCTATCTCAGAAGTAGCAGAGTCAGATGTTAGGAGAGCAGGCTTATCTCCGCCCTTGATCTTGAGGAGTTTATACCCCATGTAGCTCACACCATCAGTCGTGAAAACAATATCCTGAGCTGCCTTATCAACTCTCCATAGCTGGCTGGGTACGTCTTCCCATGTAATGGTGTTGTTAGCAACTACCTTAATATCATCCAGCCAGAGATAGTAAGCAGCACCACCGCCTATATCTACATCTTGCTCTAGACCTATAGATATAATCGCTGTATCTAGTTCTGGTGTACTTAGCTGCAGTCTGACATAAGTCCATGTATCAGCCGATAATGCAGGGATATCAAGAGTTTCTAGTGGTGATACACAGTTAGCCGTATTATCTAAAGATATCTTTAGATTAGCTGAAGATGTGGCAATAGAAGATTTTATCCAGAACTCTAGATAATCGTATTTACTAATATCTTTAGAGGATATATCTGTTGTAAGAATTGCTCCAGCAGCAACGCCTGCACTGTCATCTAGCTTAAACTTAACCGATCCAGTACCTTGCTTCTTATCCTCAGTATCTACAGAAGATGTGAAATTTGAGACAGCAGCACCATCAAAGGCAGTACCGCAGGTATGAAGACTAGCCCACTGCATCTTGTCTCGCATCTGAATCTTGTTGACCATAGCAAAGTCAGATGGCAGATCGAATCGGGAGTCATATCCATTTGAGTGTAAACTCAAACTCTCTAATGGGTCATAGACCTGACCAGTCACATCGAGTATTGCCTGATTGATGAACTCATTGATCAGGGTGGGTGAATACCCATCCCACATCTCATACTTATCTTCATCAGTAGTGGTAGCTGGAGCAGCCTGTATCGTGAGAGTCCCACCAGTAGCATAGTCGGAGACCCTGCGCTCTACCTCTCTGTTCGTAGACTGCCCGACATCGTTATAGAACCAGATATATCTGCCGTTATAGATGTCATTGCCACCAAACAGAATAGTATCGAGTAGGGTAGTTTCACCATTAGAACCAGGAGTAGAAGTAGCAGCACCTACATGGAGTGCGCCAAGGTTATAGCCTACGGACTGACGTATCTCCTGACGAGTTCGTTTCTGTATAACCACGCATCACTCCCACTAGGCTGTTGTTTTCTCTAGTTTATCAACTGAACCCTTGTTATTGCTCTTAAAGTGAAGTTCATTTATCTCACTTTCCAGTTCAGCAATCTTCTCATCTCTTTCCTTAACTGTTCGGGAAAGCATCTGTATCTGTAACTGAAGTTGAGCAGTAGGATTACTGTTCAGAACTGCATTGATATCTTCAGTTGTGGGCATGATAGCCCCGTTTTCACTAGTCATAATTCAGTCCCCTTGTAATAGACTTTATTGTTCGTACTCTCTCTTCGTCTAAAAGCATATTCTCTAAATTCACGAATAGCCTTTCCAGCTTCTTTTCTCTGCTCAGGTGTTGGACTCTTTTTCTTACCATCAGTTCTTATTTCTAAAATCCAACTCTCTAGTGCCTGAGCAGCCATATCTTCTATATGAGCCTGAGAGACCGATGAGTCTACAGGAATCTTTATTACAGACTTTCTTCCACTTTCCTTATCATGGAAATGAAAGGTGTGGATAGTTACGGACTCCCCAGTCTCAGCATTGTTACCTCCTATATCAGAGGAAACAAGACTGGAGCCTTGAGGAGTCCAGAGTTCTATAGCCACTTATGGTGATATTTGCAAGAACACTAAAGCGTAATCTGCAGCAGCAGAAGCAATCAACATCTGAACACCAATAAGCTGTTCATTTTCGTTGCTTCCATCAAAGTCCATATCTTCTGTACCACCTGCAGTAGAGGCTCCACCCACTCTAACATGTTGTCCAAGAACACCAGCTGCATTAGCTAACACAGCTGCTGGACCCCAAGTTTGAATCCAGCCGTAATAATCGGCTGTTAGGAGTGTTGGGGCTACACCTACAGCTACGTTTGTTACTGTAGTAGGTGAAATGATTACATCTTTATATGGGTTAGTAGACAATCCAACTTCACAGTTGCTTGCACCTGCTGTCAAAGCAGTTGCAAGTCCATCTTCTTCGTCAAGCGTTAATACCATACCTGTTGCACCAGAAACAGCAGTATTAGATTTAATTCTATATACCTCACCTGCTCCTGTTCCAGAGTTAATGTGCATGTAACCATCTTTGTACTGGTCCTTTGTGTAAGTACCAGATGTATTTATAGTTACAGTTGTAGCACCAGCAGAAGCTGCAACTACAATTAGGTCTTGGTCGTGAGCAGCAGTTCCTGCAGCAGCCTGAACAACTGCACCACCAGCAATATCACTTCCTGCAGTTTCTACATATCTGTAAACTCGTCCGTCAGGTAATGTCATACGAGAGCCAAGAACATGTTTTTGGCTAGAAGTTTCTGTTTTCTCCCAACCATATTTTCCCATTATTGTCTGTGGGAACGACATATCTAACCTCCTTAAAGGTTACTTATTTACAGGGTTTTCCCCTGCGACCAACCGTTATTTTTTACCAGAAGAGGAGCCACGGTCAATCGTTACAACTGCCTCTTCTGGTTCTTTTACACCCCAGTCGGTAGCAATACACCACCGACATTCACACTCATTGCTTGGCTTCCAGGGGAATAAACCGATCTTAGCCTTACGCAATACATAGTCTGGATTGCCCGGAACTCCTGCTGTGATTGATCCAACTTCCTCAGATATCTCACCATCAACAGTGTAGCTAGGCTTATGCCTATATAGAGTAGCTTTAGGCTGCCACTCATCTATGTATCGCATAGAGAAGCCTTGATTGACTAACTCTAATTTTTGCTGATTACGCTCAGTTATCCCTGCCATTTGTTATTCCTATTAGGAAGTAGCTAGATCGCCAATTTCAAATATAACGCCTGCACCACGGGTATCGTCAAGTTCAAATACACCATAGTCAGCCGTCATCACGACTTCCGTAGCCCTGAGAGAAGCATCCCTCTGTCGCTCTGTCCTTGTATCCATACTGGTAAGAGCAGCCATAGCAGACTTATCAGCTATAACACCAATACCAGAGTCAACACTAGCAGTCTTTTCAATATTCCCATCTTCAAAAATGCTGACACCGTTAATAGGTTTAAGACCACTGTAGAAATTCTTCAGCAAGTCTACGCTCCATCCAGATGTAAGTTCACCACCTACTGTTGAGGCAACTGTTGCTGATTCCTTGGCAAGGGCAGCAACAGCATTAGGGTGGTGGTTAATATAAAGCTGGTTACCAAACTTATTTGCCTTGGCATTAGAAATGATGGCAGTAACATTACCAGCAGTCATAGAACGACCATCTAATCCTAGCTTAGTACCACCATTCAAGTTGGTATAAAGAGCAATGACATCCGTATCTTTCTTTCTTGCCATACCATCACCAAGCTGTCGTCCTATGATGGCAAAAACATTTTGAGCCATCTGTCGTACTAGCTTATCCGTAAGGATAATCTTGGCTCCAACCTCACTAGCTGTAAGGTCAACAGTAGACATTCCAATCTCTTCCTCATCCACGATGTCCTGACCATCTACTAGGTCACTCATGGACATCGTAGCAACCTTGGGTACAGTTACCTGTTTTGCACCCTTTGGCAGTCTGAACTGCTCAATCAAAGCTAGCGCAGGAGCATTGTGCTCCTCCGTATATCTAGCTGTGCTGATGATGATTTTCTGGGCAGATTCAAGGTTGCCCGTTGTTGCTGTCTGAGCCATTACGCCCCCCTTATCGCTACATCCCTAACAATTTGGCTGCTGCAGCCGTTGCTGCATCAGATCGGTCACCAGCTAGATAAGCGTCTAGCAAACGCTCTTCATTTGTTGCTGCTGCAGGAGAAGGAGTATTGGAATCAAACGACTGTTGCGGTGCAACCTTTGCTTTGAGTTCCGCTATTTCCTGTTTCTGCTTAGCCATCGTAGACATAGTTTTAGCAATACTCTCCATCTCGGCAGGAGTACTGGCTCTCTCTAACTGGCTAAGAGCATCAATGCTTAGTTTATACTGCTTCGCAAAGTGAATGGAAGCATTTCTTTTACCCTGTGAAATCTGTTGCTGCTGCTGAATCTGTTGCTGTTGCTGAATTTGGTTGACTCTTCCTTGAAGGTGAGTCATCGTCTGTTGCTTCGCTTCTTCATCAGAAAGACCTTGGTTAACAAGTTTCTGTTCCATCTGAACAGCTTCCTGTTCCAAGCTCCTGATCATGTTGTCCCGTTCTAGTAACTGTTCATGTTTTCTCTGGGACTCTGCAAGCCTAGCCCTCTCTGCTTCAAGGGTGTCTGTAGTCTGAGGTGTAGCAGGAACTGCAGAAGTAATTTCTGGTTCTATGGGAGTAGGAGATATGTCGGGTTCTACAACAGGAGGCAACACTTCTGTGACAGGAGCATCTAACTCTATATCTGGAGCCACCTCAGTAACAGCTACAGTTTCTTCGCTCCCATATTCATCAAAAGGCAGCTCTGGCTGTGTAGTCATAATCTCTCCATCATTTTGAATTTAAACTCAATATTATATTTATCTTCCAGTATTGTCCAATATCTTAGACCAGTTACCACGTTTCTCTAAGAACTCTGCCTGCATGGTCTCTGCCCTTCGCCATCTGGATACTGTACTTTTTGGAAGCAAGTTCTGGTAGGCATCTGGATGCTCTGCAGTAGAGGTATTTCGATATATAAAATCTTGATAGTCCTTGTAAGACTGTCCATCTGGCAGCTTTCTGTCCCAGAATGCTCGCTGTAGTCTTTCTAATCTGTCGTGATCAAATACATCACTCTCGTCATACTTGGCAAGATCATACAGGGCATACCATTCCTGCATTATAAACTTATGTGGGTCTTTGGAATCAAACTCAACATCATCTTGATACATAGCAAATGTCTCATTAATTGCAGCTCTATTCTGTGCATACTGGTTCTGTATCCTAGCGAACTCTTCTCTGAGAGTGTTAGCACCACCAATGAGGAACTGTGGGTACTTCCTTGGATTGTAGAACTGTCTCAGTAATGCCTCTTCGTCAATTATCCTATCTTCATCATTCTTATTAAGAGCATCCCAGTACTGAGCATTCTTATCTCCCCTAGCTATTCTCTCTTCCATCATAGGATCAAGAACATCTTTTAGGTGCTGTCTAAGAAGTCGTCTTTCAAAGGGTTCCATATCCTCATAGTCAATGCCAATGATATCTTTTGCGTATCCCTGTATAAGCTGATATGAAGATTCTGGATATCCCCTGCCACCAAAGAACTCCGAGACACCCTTTACGCCTCGTTGCTGTACATTCCCTCCCTCAAGCAACACAGCCTGCGCCCATATAGGCATAGTCTTGGGAAGTAACTCTGTCATAGTGAAGTTCTTAGCATGACTTGCTATATTCCATCCTTCACCCCAGACAGGCTCACCCATATAAGTTCTTCCCATCAAGGAATCTACACCTGTACTGAGAATAGGTGATAGGTTTCCCCTGATAAACCTGAAGCCAGGGTTATCCATCGACCAGTCGTTTAGTTTATCCCCTTCACCCTGTTGCACAGTTGTATATATAGAAGCAGATAGCTTGATCAAAGACCTTACCTTGGTTCCAAAACCAACATTCGTACCGTCTATATTCCATGTCATAAATTTTGGACTGGTTGGTGTGAAATGTTCCACTATCTCATCTGGGTCTTCACCTCGTGCAAGAGAGAAGGCAACAGCCATAGCTGATATTGCTGCTATACCACTGGCTAGTTTCTTACGAGCTTCATCTCCCCGTAGACCACCACGGCCAACATCAGCAAGCATTGCAACAATTGCCCTGTTATACCGTGGAGCAAGCAAAGCAAGTGATTCCCACTGTCTCTGCTTTGCAGTAGTTCCAAGTCTAGATGAATTGGCAAGTCCTCTAAATTCATTTGTAAAGTCATCTATCTGCTGTGTGGATATAGCATCAACAGCTTTATGGTCTAAAGACTTCAGTAACTCTATGCCAGCTATATCAATAGCAGACTCAAATCCCTGCTGTGCACCTCTCAGGAATCCCATATATAACTTACCAGCAGTAGGAATAATACGAGTAGGGTCTTTCCCTAAAACCTCAGCAGCAATCTTGATTGGCTTTGCCCTTACAAATCCAGCATTAGACAATACCCTAGTAAACTCTGTGAACTCTGTGCCTCCTGTTGAAAGGAGAAATCCAGGATGTCTTTCCAGTAACTCTTTATTCTCATCTATAACCTTGGCATGAACAGTTGGGTCTATAAAAGCATGCACAAAACCTTTCATAGTATCGTATAGCCACTTAGGATGAGTAGTCGCATGCCCCATTAGAAACAATAGCTGTATTCCAAACAGTGACATGTCACCAGCAAGCTGGAAGAATCTTAATGCTGAGTTAACCGTATTAACACTATTGAGAATCTTACTAAATTCTTGGTTCTCGACCATGCTCTTGACAATTATGTCATCAACATCTGATCCTTTGATACGGCGCATCTCACCCGTACCCTCATCTTTAATAAATCCAAGATTTGTAGGCTGGTCTTCCTCAAAGAATCTTCCTGTAAAAGCAGGAACCTTTGATTGTAAACTACCTTCAGTAAGATGTTTCTTCTTTATTTTTTCTTCTAGAAGGCTTTTCTCTGCTGCAACATCCGCTGCATCTGAACGAAGCGTATCTATAAACCCACCCCTGTATCTGGTATACCTGTTATCTCCAACAGTGTGATAGTAAGGAGTTCCCCTCACCATCTCTAGAAGCTCATCAATAGCTCCTACCTTATCTTCCATAAGGATTGATCTGGCACTACGGCTAAAGGTGTACTCAAAGTCTCCAGTTGCTGCATAGTTCTCGTATGCCTCACGAACAGCAAACTTGGTAAATCCAAGCCTTCTCTTCATCTTATTAAGACGGTTAATTAATTCAGAAGGAACTTCTGCACCAGATGCTTCGATGGTGGCTACTTCGACTTCCAGTTCCTTGACCTTATTGAACAGAGCCTTGATAGCTCCTTTTCTTGGAGTAGCATCTATAGGCTGGTCTGAAGCTACTCTTCCAGCTTTGACTAGCTGATCAAGGCTAATTGCAGAAACGTCATCAAGCATCCCTTCCATCTCAGGAAGAAGAGTCTCAATAGACTTTCGTGTCTGTGCTGTGATCTGCCCTCCACGCTTTGCTCTCTGCAATTCATCTATAAGTTTTTTTGCTGCATCTACCCTCTCGATAGCTACATTATTCCTGAGTAACAGTTCTTGAGGAGCTGCAGATGTGCGTGACCAGACCACGTTTTGAACGATATAATCAACTGCTCTCTTATCAGCAACTCTTCTGTATGCTGACTGTAAGTTAAGGCTTAGAGCTTCATCATCATTTAGATACCTGTATCCTGCAGCAATAGCCTCTTTTTCAGTTTCAAATACCCTTCTCTTTTCCTGTGTACTTTTTGCACCAACTCTTCCAACACCGCCTGCTCGTGGGAATGAAACTGTTTCCGCAATATCACCATCAATAAAAATCTTACTCATCACTATACGTCCTGCATAATGACCGCCTTCTTCAAATTCAAGGTCGTTTATCTCTATACCTTCTACCGCAAACATTCTTCGCTTTGCTTCTTCTATTGCTTGAGCATTGGCAATCCACTCTTTCTGCTTGTCATCTAATAAATGTCCATATCTATCTGGATAAGTACGAATATCATTTACATTTAATTCCTGTCCTTCAAATGCGCCTTCTATTAAATGTCCGTTATCATTCGTAGCACCGAATACATCGTCCTGAGTTCCGAGTCTACGCAGCCTTGCAAAAGCAATCTGTGCTTTCTGATCTCCCTCAGCTTTCAGCATTGCATGGGCTATCAGGGATTTAGCCAATGGGTCTGTAGCAGCAGTAGATGGGTCCAGTCTTCCCAAGATAAGCCTGAGTCCTGGCATACGCATGAACTTGGCATAGTGATCATTGATCATATTAGTTGAGAGGATAGTATCCATAGTGGACAGAGAAGATAGCTCCTCGACCAGTGGACGTACTTCAGGCTCATCAACAGTATGGAAGAGTCTTTCAGCAACCTGCTCAAGATTACCATCATCAGCTACGATATAGTCATCAACCCTGTATCCATAGAACTTCTTAGCCTGTGGTATGAGATGGGCAGGAACATTAGCTTCTATAGTCTTGATTGATGGCTTTCTCGTATTGAGAATGTCATCAAACATATCTTTCATGGCAGGACTAAGGCTTTCTTCATGAGGACTTCCCTTGATTGCCCTTATCACGTTAAGAAGCATATCTTTGAATCTTTCAAAGACACCTCTTACCTGTTGGTTAGGAGCATAACCAGTCATTACAAAGGTCTCAAAGGCTTCGGCAAACTTCTCTTCCCCTGCCCTTGTCCATATATTCTTGTTGACCAGCGAATCGTATCCCTCTTTACCCATAGAGAACTCGCCAGCAATACGGAGCTGTTCTTCAGATAGCTGTCTTCTGAGAACATGCCCTATCTCATGTATTCCTGTCTGGAAGTCAGCAGCTTCTGTGAAGTTAAGCCAGTACTTACCGTCATTGTTGAAGTCAGTGAACCCAAGTACCTTTCCACCATTGGGTATATCCCCATTTATCTGGAATAGCCTCATCTGAACATTAGTCAAGGATTCAGATAAGGTAGAAAAAGCCTTGACTCCCTTGTTAGGGCGAGCCTTAAATCCTTTTGAAAGAATAAGTTCAGATGGCTCTAGAAGATTATCTTTTAATCTTATGGAGTGTACGGATACTGTTTTATCCGTAGGTCTATCCTCCATAGTAACCAAGTGTTTGGAAACTCCGACAGTATCTTCTAACTGTTTGGCGTTTATCTTTGGATTATTTTCAATTGCGATCTCGGCAATGGCATCCAATAACTCTTGTTTGCTGGAACCATGTCGTGTTCTGGAAGTAGGTACTCCACCTAATTCCAGAAGATCAAATACAGATATAGGGGTTTCCCTTTGTACACTAGGTCCGCTCAACCCCATCTCTGTAAACTCATCAACAGACTCAAGTAACTCTTGATTCTGAGATACCCTCTCCATTATTTTTGGAATGCGTATATCAGAAGGAGGCTTTCCCAGACGGATATCACTATTTGTCTGCCTAGATGCAGATAACTTTTTTTCTACTTCAGCTAGTTTACTACCCCACTCATATATATCTCCTTGAACTCTATCCACACTAGGTCCACCAATCCATACCCCTGCTGCGTTTTGGCTTGCTGGTCCATAACTTCCATCAGCAAGATTAGCCATCTCTGCAATAATATTTTGATTTAAATCCGCAATCTCTTCCTCCATCTCTGCTATCTCTAATCCTGAAGTAAATTTTTGTACTGTACCTGTAGGCCTTTCTCCTCTTATTTTTTTAGCATTAGTTAAATTTTTAAGTGCGTCATTTAACTCTTCTTTAGTATCGTCTATTTCATATTGAATACCACCTTTGTCTTCGACTGGAAGACGTTTTTGTTCGTCAGTTAACGCATCAATAGTCCTCCGCAGTTCATCAATTTCTTCTTCCATAGCAGTTATTTCTGCGTCACTTGCCTTTACCTGACCCCTTGATACCCCCTTATCGAGATAAACTTTCTGAGTCTGCTTAACGGCTGTATTGATTCTAGTGTGGAAATCACTCATACCATCAACTACATTTTCTAAATCTTCATACAGATTTTCCCTACTAAGGTCTAAGGCAGACAGCTCTTTTCTTGCCTGAGCAATATCATTCTCTATATCTCTCAATGCTTTCTGATAAGCATCAGGATTACCGAGCATCGATTCATCATCCCAAGTACCAAGAGCTTCTAGTTGTCTTTCTCCTTTTGCAATCCTATCTTTTAGTACACTAGCCGTATGACGTTCCGATGCTACCTTCGCCAGTGTTCCAACATCTAACAGTCTTAGAGATTCTTCGACTTCTGCCCTATGTTCAGGAGATGTAAGTTTGTTTGGAAAATAATCAACCTGATTTACCATCTCGTTATGAAGATCAGGGTCCAGAAGCCTTAAATCTGAGTCGTCTATTAACTGAGTATGTTGACCAAGTCTGTATTCCCAGCTCGGATTAGTACCAACTTCTTCACTTATTATCTGGTGTCCTAATCTTCTTACCTTATGGCTAGAGTAGTATTCTGTAAGTTCCTTTGATGTTTTCATATCCGTGCCGATAGGAATCTCTGTTGTCTCTATCAACGCTCTTGTATCAGAGTTTTTCCAAGTTCCCCATCCTGCGGTATGCTGGACATCTTCGACAAGTTTCTCAGTAGCTTCAAGAAGCTGTCCCTTTCTACCGTCTACCTCTCCGTAGCGCATATTCGCATAAGGCATTGCTTCATCTTTATATTTATTCAAGACAATTTGACCCGTAGAAATAGTCATCTTGTCTGCGCCCTCTGAGGCAGCATGGAACATAAGCCTTCTAAGGACTGGAATATGAAAGTTCCCTGTAGAGAAAATAAAGTTTGGAGGCAAGGCAAAAGTTTCAGGAGTTGTATTCTTCAGATGGACAAGCACTGCTACGGCTGCTGCACGTTCTGATGCATAATTACGACCCCACTCATGCATACCCTCGACTACTTTATACCTATCACGATGAGTCATCTTTCCAGAAGGAAGAAGCTCACCTGCCTCTTCCCTGATACGAAATGTTCCTACGTTACCATCTATAACATCATCAATAGACCACCGTACCCTGTTTGGTTCGGCTGTACCACGCTTACGGTTGGTAAGTAATTGGTCAGTAATTTTACCAAGTGCTTCATTAAAATTATCTGTCCACGGGTTTCTTCGATCAGTAATAGTTGAAATACGGATAATCGGAGCCTTTGTCACCCCCTGCTTGCCAGGAGCAGGATCAATTATCTGTACTGTTACATTCCCTAAACCTTCAATATCGTAGTTTCCTAAAGAATCTTTAGGTCTGATTACTGTTTCTTTACGGACCTGATCACTGAAGATAGTTTCTGATCTTGTGTAACTTCCTTCTGGCAGTATTTCATCTTCATCAAAAGCCCGAATAATATTTTCATACTGTGCCTCCACCATATCATCGGTGGCAGAACTGCCATTAGCAGGAGCAACATATATATCATAAGCAGGACCACTTATAGTACGCATCTCCGTAATTGCTTCAGGAGCAGCTTGTTCCGTCTTTAAATATTCTGCTGAAGAATATTCGCCCATATCCAGTTTTTCTACACCTGCTGTAGTTCGTTCTTCTAGATTAGTTAAAGGACCAGACATCCAAGAATCACCAGTCTTGTTAATCCAGAATGCAGGGTGTCCAGGTGTCCAATTTGCACCTGAGCCTCGACCACTTACATACATAGGGTCTGTTATTGCTTCTAATAATTCTTCTTTACCTAATCCAATCATCTTCTGTATCATGTCAGACTGGACTTCTTCTACATGGAATATCTTCTTTACAACTTCTACTCCATTTTCAAGTTCTGTTACTGACCGTACAGAATATCTTCCTGATACGAATATATTTGTTCTTGCAGATGTTGGAATGGGAGTATGAGAAACTGCTCCACCTTCCATTAATTCCCTTGTTTGCCCATATAGCCCGTCAACAAGGTCTTTATTCATCATATTTACGCCATACTGACTGCCGTAATGACCATGAGGATACTCTAATTCTCCAAGCGCACTACCCCTTTTGTCCCAGTCACTAGGACGATCTTCTGCCAGTGGACTCATAGCCTTTCTGATAGCAGATTCCTCTGACATATTGGGAACATCGAGCTTGAGTAGTATTACTCCCTGACGCTCGGCTGGACCATGCAGAGTTGCATTGAACTGTGTCTCGGAATACAGGTCAGATATATTAAACTCAACTATCTTTGCCCTGTTTGTGTCCATATGCTCCCGTAGAGCATGTATGGATATCCTTTTGCCCTTGTTATCCCTGAGCAACCTGTTAATACCAAGGGCTTCCAGTTCCTCTGAGCTGATTTTTAGCCCTGAGAACCTGCCCATCGCTTCATTTTTAGGAACATTACGTCTATTAGTACCTTTAGTAGTGCGATCATTAAGGTGATTAAAAAGGTCATCAGCATTAAAGGTTTTATCTCTGTCTCTCAATAACCCCTGTGCGCTTGTTCCTCGTATCTCCCATACATAATCGAGCCATTCATCGAAGTTATGCTTAAAGGGAATAACATCCGTACTTGGATCAACTACCTTAAAGAGATACCCCTGTGGGGCGAACATATTAACGCTGTTGATAGACTCTTCAAGAGCACTGTTGGCAGCACCGTCAGATATCCTTGAAAAGCGCATCTGACCAGCAAGAAAATCAGTATCTCCAGATGTGCTGTTGGAAATCTGACCAATTATCCTAGTCTGTAGATCAGCTTCTGAGTCATTTATACCCATATCTATCATCTGCTGTCTAAGCCTTACAGAGTTTGTACCATACTCTGCTATATCAACCGATGGATCGAATGCCTTTAGGTTATATAAAGCGTGGAAATCAGACTTAAACGTGCCTGACATACCATTTCTGGCAGCTTTCCACTGCCTCCACATGGGTTTAATATAAGCATCAGCAGGTCCGAAGATCGCAGCGAATGGAGGAGAAGCAAACTCAAGAGTATTGAGTGCTGCTTCAAAGTCACCCATCAGACCTTCTTCATCACTATAGAATAGACCTCCCTGAGCATTGATTTCAGGGTTGAAGACTATGGATGCACCAGCAGTGGGAATAGCCGCAGCAAACTCTGCTCCTATCTTTACTCCCACTTCTGCCATATTCTGGGGAACTGGACCTGCGCTAAGAGAGTTTACTATTCCGCTTCTTAGGTCTCTTGCACTTACTTCACCTATGATATCTGGTGAATGTATGACATTTTTTTTACGCCATACCTCTTTAAATAGACCAGTATTATTTGCAATAGGTCTTCCGTTCTCATCTTCTTCTGGACCATAAGTGATATGGGGTATGGCTTCCTGTGTTCTCTCGTACCCTTCTCTGCGAAGCCTATTGGCTTCGATAGAAACAGTACGCCTCTTATCAGGGTCTAGAATTAGTTCTACTGGCTCTGCCCATATCTTAGTAGATATATCTGTGATTACATTGGGAGCACCAAGCTGGCGATTATAAAATACTTCCTCTCCCCTTGCAGGAGAGAGATTAATATTTATAGTTCCGTCATCTTTCACACCTTGAGCAAGAACACTTTCTGAGATTCCTAACTCTGAAGCAATAACATTCGCTTCTTGAGCCTTACCAGGTAAAAGAATCTGATCCCAAGATGGAACATCCCATGTATATCCCTTGCCTGCAGAAAGATTGAGAAGTCCCTCGGCAACATTCTTGTAGGGCGCAGTAGCATACTGCCTTATTCTCTGGTTTGCCTCAGTATATCCTTCAGGTAGAAGAGCATCAGTTGCAACATCAGTTATATCTTTTACTTGACCAAAATACTGGAAGGGTAGAGAAGGTAGTACCTCACCCATTGTGCCGAGCATACTCTGGATTCTGGAGGTCCAGTCACCCCCACGCTGACCGCCTTCAGGGGGAGAATCCCATACTAGCGCATCGGATATGGTTTTAAACCATTCTGATTCGCTACGTCTTTGTAGATTCTCTTTCCACTCATCTCGGCTTGTTGCTACCTTGAGAGCTGGAATGGGAATCTTGTCCCACCATTTCTCTTTTCCGTAATACCAATGCTCATTTGACATTAGAAGTAGATTTGTCTGGTCCTCGGATTAAACTGGGATGTAAAGTTTCCTCTCATCTCTGGTGGAAGAGCAGTGTATTTCTCTGTCCAGTCATAGTCCTTGAGAAATCCAGCAAAGGTATTCTCAGTTTCAGTAGGTATAGTTCCCTGCCTGAGAAGTCCACCCAGAGACCCAAGATACTGGTTATATACGTTTTGAAACTGGCTCTGGTAATGACGCTGCCCAGATGGTGCACCCCATTCTTCCCCATAGCTGTAATAAGCAGCAGCAGGATTTAACTCTAGGTACTGACCTGGAACATCGCCAAATTCACCCCAGTCATATTGGTTTGACATTTATATACCAAATGCTTTCCATACTGATCCAGGATCAGTACCTTGAGCATAATCAAGATAACTTCCTGTCTGTCCTGATCCTGCCCACTGGTCAAACAATCTTTGAAGGATAGCCTGTGTCTCTCCCCTGAGAGCAAGAGGTGATCTTGACAGTGCTGCTTGGTTCACAATTCCAGCCTGTCGAGCAGCTACCTGTGCAGGATCGGACCCTTCAACAGCCCCGAATCTCTGCTGCATTCTCTGTACATCCTCTGGTGTGTATCCTGCTCCTGCAGTACCGCCAAGAGCACTCGAAACATCTGCTGCTCTTTGCTGCCACTGTGCAGAGGTCATAGGCGAATAAGCACCTGCGCCAGTACCGCCAAGAAAAGATGCATATGGGTTAGTGCCTAAGTCTGTATCTGGATTATATCCCTGTTGGGGAGCAGTCCAGTATGCCATCTGAGACATTGGTCCGTAAGCTGCTCCTGCAGCCCTCCCAAATAACTGGGTAGGATCAAACTGCTGAGAAAGCCAGTACCTGTAAGCACCTTCCATCGGGTTGAATGTTGCTGATGTTGCTTGTGACATAACTAACTCCTATCCTCCCGGACTTAATCCAGAACCTATCTGTGTATTTGTAGGTATCATACCAAAATAATCATTTTCGTGAACATACTCAAGCCACGACACAGTTGGGTCTTTATCAGGAGTAGTAAGCCAGTCGTTATGCAGACGATGTAATATTTTAGAAGTTTCATTCCTCAGTGTCGGGTGAGTATTCTGCATAATCGGAAGAGCAGCAAGTGCCTTCTGGTTTACTACTGATCTGGGACCTTCAAAGAATGAATGTCTCCATCTATATGCTTGTAGTTGCTCAGAAGAATAATCCTGATCTACCCCAACAGGATCATATCTATCCCACGTTCCACCAGGCTTATCAGAGTCTACCTGCCTTACAACATCAATAATCTCGCCTATCCTGCCAGTAAGAGAATCTCCAGTGAGCGGAACATAAGTCTGTAAAAAGTTATTATATCTATTTTGATCATATATATTTGACTGTGGACCGAATACTATCCCACCTTGAGGTTCTGCCCCTATGACATGACCACCTTCTAGCTTCCCTCCCCACGGGTCATCTTCCGTAGCCTGTGTCAAGAACTGTGTGTAAGTAGTTCTCTGAAGGGGATCATTTGAAAGTCCCTGATCTGAATGGTATTTGAATACGGCAGGACTGCCTGCTGCACCAAATTTATCATTAAGAAAATCTTGGTATATAGGACTCCAAGGAACAGAAGAGTAGCTGCTGGGAGTAAAGTCTGAGTCAGGTCTTGGGTCTTCAGCTAAATCTGGTGGAAAAGATGTAGAAACAACTTCTTTTGTCCAGAAAGGACTTAATTTATATGTCTTATCTAAAACCGCCCAGGGTTTATCAGTGGGTAGGTTCTGACGGAGGAATTCTTTACTTCTTCCTACTATAGTAGCAAGAACACCAAGAGCATTATCTTTAGCTGTTAACCATTTTTCTAAATCGTCTTTATTATTTTTATCAAATCCAGATAATACCCCTGGCATATTATCAAGAATTATTCCTAATGCTTCTTCGAGATGACCCTCCCCTGAAGGTGCATGTATGTCAGCAGCATAAGATCCCAAAAACCATTTCATAAAATCTGATCTATGGAAGTCCGTTCCCCCTGGATAATAAATCTGCACTATCTCTGATTTTATCTTTTCAAGATCACTGAATCTTATAGAGTATGAGCTTTCTCCTGCTTCAAGTTCTCTCTCTAAACGAACTTTTTCTAAATCTGCTACAGGACTAGCTGCTCCCCAATATAATGACTTGCGATTATCGTATGCCTGCTGACCAGCATCAGTATCAAATACAATCTTGTCAGTATCAGGCCACCATTTACGATCAACCCTTTCTTTTTTGAACTGGTAACTGATTCCAGTTGTAGAATCGGTCCAGTATGATGTTTCACCATATTCAGTAGGTTCAGGCTGCTCACCACCAGTACCGATCATCTCTGGGTCCATTGTCAGTCCGAAGTCATCAACTGGTGTATGCCATCCACGAACTGCACTAGGAACATTAGATACAGGTGGCGCAGTTCCTGGACCTGCAAACGCTTCTGGGTCTTCTTCAGGATCAGCAGGAGTTGCAGGAATATTAACTGGAGGTGTAAGAGGTAAATTTAATGGACTGGTTAATGGAGTAGGTTGCTCCACTGACTGACCCGGAAGAACTGGTCCCTGAACAACAGGAGGAGGGGCTACTGGTTCTGGAGGAAGTTCGGGTTCATTGAATCCCCCGTACATAATCGGGTCTACATAAACTCCACCCATGCCATAAGATATGGTTGAAGTTACACGACCAGCATCATTGATCCTGTCAACAAACATCCCATTTTCATCTCGGGATACCCTTCTAAACCCCACGCACTACCCCCTTGGTCCCAGTAACCCCAGACTCCTTAATGCCTCTTCTGCTCCCTGACCGTTCTGTGCACCTGGTCTCGGAGAGCCAGGCGGAACATTGGGACCACCCTGTGGTGTCGGGGCAGGAGGCGGAACGCCCATCATGGCATTAGGCATAACCATTGGGTTTGCTGTCGGTGGACCTCCCTGTCCGCCACCAGCTCCTTGAGGAGCACCGGGACCTTGAGGGGCACCCGGCTGCTGTGGCATCATGCTTTGCTGTCTCATCATCTGCTTCTGCATTAGTAAGTGCATCAACTCACCGTAGTAGAACTGGGCAAGATCAGGTCGTCCACGTTCTTCAGTTGCCTGAAGAAGAGACCAGAGAGAGGCTTCTGGCAGCACTCTCTCTGCCATCTGTTCTTTGATTGAGTCTTCTATAGAATCAGCATCTTGCATTCCAAGTATCTTATCCCTGACATAGATGTCTGACAGCAAGGGGGTCGGACCCTCTCTTGCCATCTGCGCCATGCTCATACGGGACATATCATCTTCTGGTAACTGGCTTACAAGAGATATCTCTGGAGTTCCTGCCATGCCTATGGAGTCAGGAGCCACAGCCTCACTGAAATAAACCCTGTTTCTGTCTCTTCCGCTCACACTGACAGGATCGTATATTCCAGTGGAATACTGGTCGCATATAAGATGAGAAATCTGTATGTAGGCATCTTCCATTGCCACTATCCGTGGCTGTAGAACACTGTCTATACCCTGCCTGAGAGTATTAATGGCAAATCCCGATAGCTGGAACTGCAGGTCTCCGTACACGGTATGCGGTATAGCCCCACGCTGAAGTTCTCCTGAGACCATGCCCATATAGGCTCCAGTCTCCTTGGCGACTTCCATCAGTCCAAGGGGCTTTATATCCTCTCCCTGTGCAAGAGCAACCTCGGCTCCTGCCTTGTACGGGTCTTCATCAAGTGTCTTCTGCCCATCTCTTGATGTGATGGTTATCCCCTGCTTACGGGAACGGGCAACCATCTCCATCATCACTGACATGGTGAAGTTGTGCTTATCGTATATCTCCCTGTTGGGAGCAAAAACGGATTCCCCGTACTCAACGATAGTGTCGGTTACGGATGTATTATCTATATTCTGTACGAGCGGTTGAGGTCCAACCATACCTATAAACACTGGAACCCTGTCGGCTCCGTGGGGAGTAGCCTGCTTCAGTATGGTATCGCCCGTACAGACAATATTATGCTCTTCATCATAGTAGTCATAGACTTCTATAGGTGTCTCGTCATCCTGCTCGTCAAGTTTAATACTGTACTGCTGAAGAATCTCATCCTTTGTTTTGTGTATCCGATAACATGCCCACGCAAGACCCTCTTCACCTTCACCCCAGTATGTATGAAGAGGGTCCCACGGAGTTATATCAACCTGTGTTCTCTCCTTGGAGTCGATGTGAAGTAATGCCCTTCCTGCATACCATCCTCTGAGAGCAACAAACCATGCCAACTGTTCTCTAAGTGATGGCTGAAGCCTGCGCCGTAGCCGTTCATCCGCAGCCCTGAGAATGCCTACGAGAAACTTCTCCTTGGCATCATTGACTTCTCTCATCTCCCTCGGCTCTTCGATGTTGGGGATTCGTATGATCAGCTCCGCAGAACTCATCCATGAGATTATCTTGTCGGCATAAGTGCGTGGCTCGTTGGATGTATATGACTCGTACCCGTCACCAGCATCGTATGGGCGCATAATGTACAGGTCATAGTCAGATTGCATCCTATCTCTGAAGGGATATGTCGAGTCTCTGTGTCCCTCAACCAGTTTTGCTATTTCGTCTGCAGTCTTTCTCACCAGTGCTTCACCTTTATCTTCTTCCTGTCACTAGCGTAGCTGTACCCAAAATGGTACACGAGACCGTAAATCAATGCCTTTACACCATGATTATACTTATCTTCTGGCACGTTACCAACTATATTTCCGTCCCTGTCCATCTTCCATCTGTATGCCTGTGACTGACCAGTGAAAGGATTTGCCACTGCGCCGAACTCGGAGAGAACACCACTGCATTTTGAGTCTATACTCAACTTCGGGTAGCCAGTGATGGGATCGACTTTCAGGAAACTCTTCAGTCTTTCCGTCCCATCGTTGATGGGAACTTTCTGTGAGGCAAGGTATAAACCAGTGTTAGCCATCCACACCTCGGCAGGTGCTGGCATAGCCTGATGCTGAGTGCCTGCGATGTCTATAACCCCGTACTCCACATCCTGCCACCACGGTTTGGTCATGGCTATAGTTGCAACTTCTTCCGTGACAAGACCTGTCTCATATATCTCGTCAAAGACTCTCACATGATCGTCTATGATCTGTACCGCTTCCAGCGCATAACCGCCAGCATACCCAGGGTCAATCCAAATATGAACAGGCTCGTGTGGGATATAATCAATTTCTCCTGCGTGTATATTGGCTCTGAACTCGTTGAAGACAAGTCCTCTAGGCGGTACAGGCTTTCCTTCAATCCTCTCCATAAAGAAATCATCGCTCGACACCGCCTCCAGTCTTCTTATCTCAGGATCATTCCTGCCACCAGGGTAGAGGTGGTGGTTGGAGTAGCTGGGCAGGGAGAATGACTGCTCGTCATTTACCCCCGACTCCCAAGCCGTAAACGTCTGCGGATACCATCCAAGAGAGCTTTCAAATGTCCCACCAAGGAACAGCCAGCCACCTTTCGGGGCGCACCTTCCACGCATTCGGTAGAAGGTTTCCAGATCAAGTTGTGACGCTTCACAGCCAACGATACCATTGGGTGCTCGCATTGCGAGTGTCCTTGGGTCCTTGGCTGACTTGGTTTCGATCCGTGTCCCATCTGCAAGTACGATCCTGCCAGGGTCTACCCTTTTTGTAACCTCGGCAAGTATGCCGAGCTTTGCAAAGTCCTCAGAAAGATATTCAAACTCCGCTCTCGTTCTCTCGTAATCCGCAGCTACCAGCCAGTATAAACCAGGACTGTCGTCCTCAAGGAACTTATGGAGTAGGAACTTGGAAGCCACCATCGACTTACCAGCCTGCTCACCCCCTGCAACGAGTATAAACCTCTTGCCTGAATTTAATATCTGGGACTGCTCATCCGTAGGGTCAAAGCCAACTATCTCAAAGACAGGAGAAGCCATCAGTACTTCTTCTTCTTAGTCATCTTCTTCCCTGACTGCTTGGCGTACTTCGTAGCTGCAGCCTTACCCTTCTTCGTATAGGCAAATTGCCTCTTACCCACCTTCGGCATATCGAACCTCCTTCTTTGGTTTAATTCGTTTGCGAATGAATTGAGTTTAAACTCCCCTTTTACTATCAATGTACCCGTGCCTTAACTGATAGGCACTAGTGCCTTTACTAGTAAATGTTGCCATACTAGCAACATAACTCTAGTTTAAACTACGTTTTGGCCGATCGGACAAAACTACGACAGATCATCTGGCGCATACTTTACAGTATTCTTTTACAGTGTCTCAGTTTAAACTCTAAGTGTTGCAGTGTTGCAGGGAATGAAGCCACCGTCCATCCCCACATCACTCACCGTCTAATAGCTTCATCCCCAGGGCAATGATACCACCAGTACATCCAGTAACCACTGCTATGTACTGCTCGCCATCTCTCATAAGAGCCACAGTGCTGATAAGTCCCAGTACAAATATCGCTAATATAATCTGAGGGCGTATCTTTCTAAACAAATCATTCATATTAACTCTCTTAATATATATAGACTATATATATAGTATATATACAGATAAGTCTCTAAAGACTTATCTGTCTATTTATATAAAATAAACTGGCACTGGTATAGATACCATACAAACACAAAGTCTAAGCCATGCCCCCTACTCATCTATCTTACTAGTCAGTATCTCGTTAACTTGATCAAGAGCTGATTTCTCTGGTTCAGGAGCTTCAGCAAGCTGTTCAGGTGAGTCTTTAGACAAGGCTCTAAGCTCTCTCAGTACATCCTTAGCAGTATCATCGTTCATGACGACAGTAGGTCTATACTTCATAGGCAAGTTCGCATTCAACAGTGTGATCAGCAAGATCGGATTGGACTTAGCGTCCTGCATCTTAACTCTCTCCAATGCCAACTGCTCAAGTGACTCACAGAACTGGAAGTCTGCTTCTTCTAACCGTTCCATGAAACCAAAGTAGTTATCCTTCTGCCACTTCATTACTGTTCGATACTTAACTCCAGCATAACTAGCAGATGTAGTCTTGCTCCTCGTCTCACTGTAGCAAGATAAGAACTTATCTTGGTTTCTCCAGCTACGTTTTTGGCTAGGACTTAGTGCTTTATAAGTATCATCAGTCTTGCTATCTATCCTAGTACCTAGCATATTTACCTCTCTGACCTAGCGGTAAACCGCTAGGTTTAGTAGCTTGAGTATGTTTACATACTCTTTGTCGAATTTCCGCTGAGTTTACCACAGACTAGCTTGCTAGTCTGGCAGTTTGAGTTTAAACTGGACTCTGAGATGTAAACATCTCAGGTTGAAATTGGAGGTCGCTGACTCCCCTCCTGGAAGAAAGAGCATTCAATACCTTCCCTAAATACCCCTCCCCATCAGAAGTCTACCACCCTAAGATCGCTTCGCTCTCAGTGTCAATGGTAATACATTGACACAGAGTCTTAGGGAGGTGGGATGAATACATCGGCAATTTCGCCGAACAAACCCCTCAGTAAACTGAGGGAGATGCCCTAAAGGGCAAGGAGGACATAAATGTCCAAGCTGACCAAAGCAGCACTAGCGAAGCTAGAGAAAGCTGGAGACGACGGCAAGATGAAAGTCGGAGACTTTCTAGCACTCTGGCTAGACCCTAAGTCTAGCCTAGCTGGAACTAAGGGGAATATCGGTGAAGAATTCACCGATAAGAAAACTGGTCTTACTCGTAAGACCACTAGCTTCCACTCAGTACTGAGTGGATTCAACGAAGCCTTTAGGCTTTACTACGACTGTGACAGCAAAGCTGTCATTTCGGCGATGGAAAAAGCCGAAGAGCTAAAACTAATCTCGGTGAGATTAGTCGGTCGAGGTCAAAGCGGTAAGGGAGTTCCCGGTGCTAGAATCTCTGCATACAGAGATTCTAGTGGAAGAGGCAAATCAGCCTTGGCTGATTTGGGAATCAAGGTTAGCTAGCTAGCTAGCTAACCCACTAGCCCTACAGGACTTTAGTCCTGTAGGGCTTTTCTCGTTTATAGCTAACCTAAATCCTAACCTAGCAAGGAACTAAGCCATGCCTAAGAATCAAGCGAAACTAAGAGTACTAGAAGTGACTACAGTAAGTGACATATGCTTCCAGTGCTCTAGGGAATGTAGAACTACTATCAACAGTCCTAAAGGACTGATCTACCTATGCTCTAACCAGTGTCAGCATAACTTCCTGCTTCAAGCAGGACTAAAAGGCTACAACCAGATTAGAGACAAGGAAGACCTGAAGCTAACTACAGTCGGCAAGCTGAATGAGTTAACAGCTAAAGAACTAGAGAGAATCTACAGGTTTAAACACAAGCTAACAAGAGACCAGATGAATAGAAACAAGGAAGGTGATTCTATCGACAGGCTATTTAGCAGCATGGGTTTGAGGTTAAACCCAAAGAAACCTAGCAGAAGGGTACAAACTAGGATGCCGTTTGACTGGGAATGTGACTGTGCTAAAGCAGAATGCAAGGTATGTAGAGCTACAGGCTTAGTCACCGATGAACAAGTAGAGAAACTGCCTTGGTGATAAGGAGCAGAATATATGACCTACGCCTCTAAGAACTACAAAACTAAGAAAGCACTCAAGGATGCTATAAAGAATGGTGAAATAGTTGAAGTGTACGAACCAGGCTTAGGAACAATACCCGAAAACGGTACTGTCTATCTGGAAGGACCACACTATCCAGCACCACATACTTGGTATGCTCAAGGTACTATGCAAAACGGCAAGTTAGTCAAGGTTAAATAAGGAGCAAGAAAGCTATGGTAGCAATAGACATAACAGAAAGCCTA